ACTTATTCCATGTTTGGGTGCTCGGTAATCCAAGACCGGCATACCATGTAATACCATCAAAACTATAAGCTGTAGCACTTGTATTAGCCGCAATTGCAACAAATTTATTCTTACCAAATGCTACACTAGTCCAGTTTTGACTGCTTGGCAATCCGTTGCTAGCTAACCAACCAACTGTTGGATTTGTACTGTAAGCAGATGTAGTTCCGCCTGATGCTATAGCTACCCAGGTAGCACCACCAAATGCAATACTTGTCCAGTTGGCTGTTTGTGGCAATGCTGCTCCAGTTGTCCAGCTAGATCCGCCATTTGTACTAATAATTACGCTAGATCCGCCGTATTGAATAGCTATAAACTGGCTAGATCCGCCATATGCTATGGCACTCCAGTTAGTAGTTAAGCCTAACGTGCCCGATGCGGTCCAAGTAACACCGCCATTTGTACTAATAGCTCCTGTGTTTGAACCGTTAGCAACTGCAACCCATGTACCAACTGATCCATTTGCACCGTATGCAACAGCTGACCAAGTTGAACTTGCTGGCAATGCGCCACCTGCGTTCCATCCAGAACCAGTGGTGCTATACATTGTTGATGTTCCAGCATTAGCAATAGCAACAAAGTTACCGCCTGCACCTTGTCCACTGTAGGTAAAGTTATTGATGATTCCACCAACAGTATTAGTTACTGTGATTGTAATATTATTAGTCGGTGTGGTTCCGCCTAAATTTGCACCTGCAATAGTTAAAGTATTACCAATTGCGTAACCAATACCGCCGGTTGCTAATGTTACTGAATATGCAATACCAGTTCTAGTGATATTAAATTGTGCACCGGTTCCTGAGCCGCCTGTAACACCAATACTTGAATATGTTCCGTTAATATCTCCGTATGCGCAATCTATCCATGTTCCAGATGTCTGAGTACCCAATACACTAGTGAATCCTGGACTTGTAAATGTAACTCTTGGCTCGATAATATAATTTGTAGTAACATCCAAATTAGCCAACAATGGCCATCCTGTAACTACATGATCCCATCCTGCTGGATACCATGTAATCGATTGACTTGTTGTAGTTGTTACAGCTAGTCCAGCTGTAGCATTCGAAGATGAAGCTGCACTAAACACGGAATTAGTAAACGTAGTCATACCAACTGCTGTTGTTGCAGTTGTTGTAACACCAACAGCATAGTATAGTGTGGCTGTATTTAAATTAGTTCCTGTAGTAGCACTTAGATAAAATGGCATACCATTATACATGCCTGCTGTGCTAGAAACTGTTATAGTATTTTGTGTACCCGTAATAGTAGCACTCGCTCTTGTTTGATTTGCGCTTACAATATAGTTTGCTGTAGCTGTAGGTGTTCCTGTAGCAGCTTGATTCAAACTATAAGTTCCTAATCCGCCTGGAATATAAAAACTAGTTGTACCAGATACGGCACCAACTAATGGCTGACTTAGTGTAACTGTTAATGCATTAAAATTAATAGCTGTTACAAATGTGTTAGCTGGAAGTCCAGATATTGGAGTAATAAACATTGCAGGAGCAATTGTTCCAATAGATCCAACAGTAAATGAACTCAATGTAAGTGTACTTTGCCCACTTGTGCCTGTTATTGTACAAGTTGCTTGCGCGGTAGATCCTGTAGCATTAATTTGTCCAGTAATATAAGTGTAATTAGTTACGCTACCACCACTTAGTAATCCACCTGTCATAAGATTACTTGCACTTACTGTTGCTGACAACAATGTGCTTGAAATATTAGTTACAGTACCTGCTGTAGGTGTTGTACCGCCTGTTACAGTATATGTAATACTAGTTTGGCTAACAATGCTTGTAACAACTACACTAGTTGGGCTACCACCATAAAGAGTACCTGTACCAGATGTTGCTGTTAAAGGCATACCAACAACGCAACTGCTAGTTGAGCTCATACCTGTAATAGTTGCTGTCCAAGGACCTGCACCAGTAATAGAACCGATTGTACCTGTTGTACTTACTACGCTACTTGCCAAACTTGATGTGCCAATTGCACCAGTTGAAGTTGCAGAAATGTATGTACCAGCTGTAATTGTACCTGAGCTAGTTAAGAACATGCCAGGAGCAAATGCAGAACCAGTAACTGCGCTAATTGGAACAAACACAGCAGGTATATTTGTAATTCCAACAGCTATAATTACACCAGTTGCACTAGATGTTGCTGTAGTTGTTGCTGAAATAGGCAATGTAGGAATAGTTTCTTTTGCAATTTGAGCAATTTTACTACCGTTATTATAGTTAGTGATATAACCAGTTTGTCCGCCGCCGGTACCGCCGATTAATACAATTCTTTCACCTACATATACTCCACTAATGTTTGTGTCAGTTGCAGCAATCGTAATTTGATATAATGTACCAGCTTGGCCTACGTTACTGATAATAACATAGTTTGCACCGCCAGTTAGATAACGTGTTTCAAATACCGCATTATCACGGAATTCATTACCAACTGTTGCCACATTATAACCGCCACTACTTGCAATATTAAATGTTGCTGTATTTGCTGTCTGTCCAGCATTAGTAAATTCTAATCTCCAAACTCTATTTACTGCATCGGTTAATACGTTTGCAATAATTGGATATGTATAACGATTGTTAACGGTTGCTGTTACAGGGGTTTCTGTTAGATCGTATCCTTCTGCAACAACTCCATAACTACCATATGAGCTGTTACCGTTAGTAGCACGAATTTTTGCACCAGCTTCTGCAAGATAACCAATTTGGTTATAGTACGAGAACACAGACACACACTCTGTTAACGCATTAGTTCCATATGCCCACACTCCGATACCGTCACTTAGAACTTGGGTAAAATCATTACAAACTATACTTCTATTACCGCCATTGTGTAATGTTCCATCAATTTTTAATCCAACACACCCGGTTCCGAATGTTGTCACGTTTTGTACGTAAGGAGATTTTCTAAAAATCCAAACGCTTGTATCTTGGGGGCCAACTCCTGGATCTAAACTAGTATAAGCGCCGGCTGTTGGTCGACTTGTACCATAGTTGCTACTATAAGTTGTTCCGCTTAAACTAGCACCAGTAAATGCAATATAAGTACCAGCTATAGCATTATTATAAGTTGTAGATAACGTTAATGTTGTTGTAGTTAATACACTACCAATATAATAAGTTCCAGCTGTAAGTCCGCCACCGCCTGTTCCTGCTACAATAAATTGATTTCCGGTTGCCATACCTGTAGTACTTCCTACAGTTATAGTTCCGCCTGTATTTGTTGTACCATATGTGGCCACTGTAGTAGCAGTAATTGATCCAGTACTAATTGCTACTGGAGTACCAACACTTCCAGTCAATCCGTATAACGTCATATTTCTAACACCAGAACCATTTCTGCAATAGAACATGTTTCCAGTTAAATATCCTGCTGTTAAACTTGTACTTGAAATACTCAAAGAACTAGCAGCACTTAATAATGCATCTGATCCAGTATTATAAATTGTATAAGTTCCAGCTTTACCTGCATAAAAGAAATATGCAGTAGTAGTATTTCCAGTGAAACTTGTAGTTAGTTCGTTACTTAATGTAACAGTAGTACCATTGACAGCTGTAACAAATGTATTAGTAGGTATTCCTGAAATAGTTGCACCATTACCAGATACAAACATACCAACTACAACAGATGCATTAGCTGAACTTAATGTAATATTGTACGATCCGCTAGTACCATTGAATGTTTGGCTTGTTGCTGATGATCCTGATGCTCCTGTTAATTGAGCTGTAATTTGTACAGGGCTTAATATAGCAGAGTTTCCAGTCAAATACATTCCTACAATGATGTTACCAGTTGCTGTAAATGTAGTACTTGTGGGATTACTACTTGTTAATGTTATATATGTACCAGCTAGCGCATTTGTATAACTAGTTGCTAGTGTTAATGTTGTAGCCGATAATACTTGTCCAACAAAATATGTTCCTGCACTAATACCGCCACCGCCTGCGCCAGTAATAACAAATTGATGTCCAGTTAATAGCCCAGTGGTATTTGCTACTGTAAGATAACCGCCTGTTCCTGTTGATCCATAAGTGCTAATACTAGTACTTGTAATACTAATATTAGATAAAATATTGGTCATAGCCGACACTGTTAATGTTCCAGCGGAAGTCGAACCAGTAAATGGTGCTGTAGTTGAAAGTGGTTGAACAATTACGCCACGCAATTCGTCTCCAACTAATGCTACGTTTTCTGGAACACTAATTGGTAGTACTTCATTGTAAGTTCCGTTCTTAATAAAGATAGTACTAGTAACTCCGGCATTTGCAGAAGGAATGCTTGCTGTACTTACATTAGTTAGTGCTGTTGTTATAATACTGATTAAACTAGTAATATTTGCACTTGCTCCAGCTTCTGCAACGTAATTAGTATCAATAGTTTGATTAATTACAGAACCTGCAATAGATCCACCGCTTGAATATGTTGCTGTAGTTAAACTTGCAACAGTCACACTAGAAGTTGACAAACTAATAACTTTGAATGATCCGTTGAAACCGCTTGGAGATACTCCGCTAATTGTAATAGTTTCGCCGATTACAAATGGACTATTAGTTTGAGTTGCAAATGTAAATGTAACTAATCCGTTCAATCCAGATGCACCTGTGATAGTCAAAGATGTAACAGCTCCGCTACCTCCAGTTGTGTTTTGATAGATAGTACCAGGTGCTGTATTTGCAATAACATTAGTAGTTAACAAGTTTGATAATTTGTTTAGAGCAGCAATATAAAATGCTGCTTGTGAAGCTACGTTAGTTGTAATAAATGTCGACGTAGATCCTTGTTGAAAAAATGCCAATGCAGCTGCTACAGTTTGACTGTTGCCGCCTCTTACTAAATCGTAGATTACAGCGTCAACAATATATCCTGCATCTCGTTGTGTTTTATACTGATCATAACTTGATGAAGGGCTGAATGGAGATATGCTGTTTGTTTTTTCATAAATCATCCAGTTATACATTTCGGCTATAGCCCAATTTTTATTTTGAGTTAACAAATAGCTAGTGTTAGGATAGTAAGTTCCATTTAACACTTGTTGACACGCATATTTTATAGTTTTCCAAGGACGATCTAATGTTTGACCGTAATTAGGTGCAGGGCTATCTACACCATTAGTGTTACTAACATAGTACACATCACTAATTAAACCAAAATATCCCCAAGATGGAAGACCTCCGGCGCTTACTTTTAAGACTTGCCCAACTGAACCAATTCCTAAACGGGTAGCACCTGTTGGACCATAGTATGCAATATCTCCCGAAGTAGTTAAAATACTTGTACTTGCACCCGCGGCAATTAAATTCCAATAAGTTCCTGTTAAATCATTTGGTGGACTGTTTAAAGAAGATGCAGTATGTGCTAAAATACAAACATAACTATTTGGTCCATAAACTGTAATATCACCTGCAACATATGCTGTACTAGTTATCCAAGTAGATGAGTATCCAATGAATGAATATGTTGTAATTGCACCGCCAGTAACCGTACCAACTGTAATTGTAATATCATTAAATGGTGATATACCTCCTACAGATGTTCCTAATATTTTAATAATATCGCCTGCGGTATAGTTAGTACCGTTAGCTGTTTTGTTTAAACTGTATACAGTTCCAGTTGATGTTACTGTAAACTGTGCGCCTGCTGCTGATCCGTTTGTTACTGTAACATTAGTTGTACTAAGACCTGTATAAGTTGCACCTGGAGCATTGAATCTAACCCCAGTATTTAAACGACTCCAATATGTTGTATTAGGCGGTTGATTGCCCGAGCTTGGAGTGTGATCTAAAATACATACATATGTATATGCACCGTTACGGACAACATTACCTACTCGATATCCAGTCTGGCCTGTTTGTAATCCTGTTGGACTAGTGGTCCAATCGCCTAACAATGTCCAACCGGTAGTGTACAAGAACCAATTATTTGCTGCCACAGTTCCAAACCCGGTAGCTGCAGACAGCGGGCCATTAGGAATAGTATAAGATACTTGTGTTGTAGTAGGAGTACCAGTTACAACCCATGTTCCGTTATAGCTAGATGGAACCACGTTAGCTACTGTAATTGTTTGGTTAGCCGTAAACGGAACTGAACCTTGTGTGGCATAAGTTAAAGTTACTGTGTTACCAACTGTGCTTGCAGCCGTGATAGTAATTGTATTAGGTGAACTTACATCAGTAGTTGGAACTACTCCTGAATTTTGACTTGCTGCAATATAACTAAAACCGCCGTAGGTAACCAAATCGCCATTTTGGTATGTTGTGCTACTATTCCAGGTATTGAAATAAGTTAATCCTTCTACAAATTTACTCCAATTAGTTTCGACAAATGTGCTATAACTAGTATGTGGAGTTGTACAAATATAAGTATCCGCACCATAAAGTACTATATCGTTAGCTTTATATCTAACACTACTTGAGCTCCATAAACCTAAGTAGTTAAAACCTTTGTGTAAATAATCCCAATAACTTTGATTTGCTTCTAGACCGCTAGTGGCTGAGCTAGCACTAGTATGTGCGGTGTTACATACGTATAAATATCCGCCGTATCTTACTACATCATTGACTCGATATGCAGTCGAAGTTAACCAATCTACAGTCCAAGTAAACCCATCAGCAAAAACAGTCCACTTACTTTGATCGTTTTCTAAACCTTTAGTACCGTTTGCTGATATTGTTCCTGTTGTTCCTGTATAACTTCCACCCAAAGCATACGTTACGTAAGTAGTTGTACAAGCTAGTACAGTAAATGTTCCATTAAATTGAGTTGTTGAAAAATTACTAACTGTAAGAGTAGTTCCTGCTGAATACGGCGCAATAGATTGTGTTGATGCAAATGTTAATGTAGCAGTCCCGCCTGTTGCTGTTGCAGACGATACAGAAAGTGTCGTAGTTGACGCACTACTTTGATGTCCTGTATTACATATATAAGTTTCGCCGCCATATTTTACTACATCGTTTGCTTTATATCTATAAAGACTTGCCCAATTACCTAACCAGTTGAAACTAGTAGCATATACGGTCCAGTTAGATAAATTTGCTTCGAGACCGGCACTAGTATCTGGACTTTGTCCAGAATTCGCAGAATTGCTACTTGTATGTGCAGTGTTACAAATATATACAATTCCACCATATTTTACAATATCGTTTACATTGTAGTATGTATTAATAGTCCAGTTACCAGTCCAAGTTGAACCATCTGAAACCTGATTCCACTTAGTAGGTATTGCTGATAAATCAGTAACAAAATTAGCCGATGCCGTATGAGCAATAGTGCAAACATAGGTTTTACCACTATTTCTTACTATGTCGTCTTTTACATAAGATGTTCCTGTAGTCCATGTGCCTTGCCATACGAAGCGCAATCTACCAAGTTTAAATTCTGCCATTTTATTTCATTCCTCTGATGTATTTATGTGAAATGTAAATCATGTTTTTACAATAATCCACTGTTACTGTTATTAAAGAAAATTTGAGCTATCATACTTCCATCAACGCCCTGACTTCCTGCACCTGCTTGTGGAAAATATGCTTTATTTGATATTTTCACTGCGGCGCCTGTTGTCGAAAAGATTTCATTTTGTCCGTTTGAAAGACCAACTGCAACTGTACCTGCAGTTAATAGTGATGTAAATGCATTAGAACCTCCAGCAGCAATGGCTCGTGACATATAAGATTTAATAGCTTTTTGTGTTGGAATAATAGTATCACTGTTTGCTGTAAAGTAACTATCTGTTGAAAATTGATTAATAATTACAGCGTTAGTTCCAACACTGAATCCACCAATTGCCAAACTGGTAATACCATTTAAATTAAACAAACTTGCACTAATTGTAACTGTACCAGTTGCTTGTTGAACTCCAAACAAATTACCTACTTTAAAATTACCGTCCTGATCAGTACTAACCACAAACACACGCCCGCCACCGTTGTATTGTATTTGCTGATTTTGTAAAGCAGTACTGATATCAACGTTTGGATAATTTGTTGTTCCAAAATTACCAGTACCAATATATAAAAAGTCATGTCCTGTCAAACGCACCTGACTGTATTTTACACGAATAGTAACAGATGTGCCATGCGCAGGTTGTAAACTATTATCAAGATTTATACTCAATTGGAATTGATATATGTTTGTTGACAATTGTGTAATTAATACTATATTATATTGTACAGCACTTCCTGCAATAACTAAGTTAGCTCCTGGAGTTGGTGCTACAGTTATACCTGAACAAATAAGATTTTGGGGTCCTTGTAAAATATCTGCAAACCCATTACCAGATACTGTTACAGTTGTTGTACTAGTTTGATATCCAGTACCTCTGTTTACAAAGCTAGGATTAGCTAATACACCAGTACCAGTTCTGCATAGAGTTGTTGCAAATGTACCTTGAGTGCCAGTCGCTGTACCAACTACTAGGATTAAATTATTTCCGCCACCACCACCTAGACTTGTTCCTGGAATTGTAATAGTATCACCAACAGCATAATTTGAACCAGCTGTAGTTATACTAACAGTTGTGTTAAGACTAGTATACGTTGTACCTGATCCAGTTTTATTGATAGTGAAAACAGCACCAGAACCAACTCCGCTTGTAGTTAATTGTGTAACATTACTGTATGATCCCGCGCTTGCAATACTTGTACCACTAACTGTAAATGTTGTAGTACCTTGTGCCAATGTTCCTGATACTACATTAGGGTCGTAAATAGTTAGTGTAGGAGTTGCAAGATAGCCGCTTCCTGGCTCTTGCATTTTAATAACACCAATTCCGCCAGAACTTATAGTTGCTCGAGCAAATGCTGTTGCTCCTGTTGCTATTGACACAGCAACACCGACATTGTTACCTGCTACAGTAACCCATGTTGGTGTAATATTTCCAGTAACTGTTGGATTACCAAATACAACGGCATTGTATGCTTGAGTGCTGCCTGGTAAAGTGCGGACAGTCCAGTTTAGACCGTCTTGGCTTGTCAAACATACTGAACTACTTAATCCTGTTGCTATGAATAATCCTTGACCGTACGATACACTAACCCAGTTACCTGCTTGTGGTAATGTGCTTGCATACCATGTAATACCATCTAAACTATATGCGGCTTTCGTTGTTGTAGCAGTTCCTACATTACCAGCATCAACTGATACAAATCTTCCATTGCCATATGCTACTGAACTCCAATAGGCACTGCTTGGCATGGTAGTACCAACCCAAGTAGCTCCGTTAGTACTGTATGCTGATATATTTGATGCTAAAATAGAACCGGTTCCTACAGAATAACCTGAAACAGCTACATATACTCCTGGTCCACTACCCCAAGCTACTCCGCTCCAAGCAGCAGGTCCCACCAAAGAGCCTGCAGGGCTCCAACTACTACCATTTGATGATGTAGCTGTTGTCAACCCATAAGTTGCTATTGCTAAAAATTGTCCTGCTATTGAATTATATGTAACTGCTGACCAGCTTGCACTTGTTGGCATAGATGAAGAACCATAAGTTCCACTTGAATAATATGCTGCAGATGTAGTTGTTCCAACAAATACAAATATATTATTACCGTATGCACATGCTGTCCATGTTCCAGCAGATAATGCTGTACTTGATGTCCAAGAAGTACCATTAGTAGATGTAGCTGTTAGTCCGGCATTATCTAATGCAAAATATAAATTATTACCGTATGCTACACTTATCCAATTATTAACTGCAATAGTCCTTGCAGTAGCTGTGAATCCTGGACTACTAAATGTTAAACGAGGTTCAATTTGATACTGTGTAGTAGTATCTAAAGTAGATACAATTGGAGTACCGGCTATAATATGATCCCATCCGTTTTGATTTGTGCTTTCTGTATAGATAGTTGCTAGTTTAGTTGATGCATTGTAGGCTTGGATATATCCATATTGACCAACACCTGTACCACTTATAATTACTAGACGCAATCCTACATAGTTAAGCGCAGTATTAGTATCACTGGTTGCAAGATAGATACTAGTAGTATTACCACCACTTGATTGATTACCTGCTGTAAGATAACCACTTCCTCCAAGTCCAAGACTTGATCCAGTTAAGTGTGTTTCAAAAATACCATAGTCTCTAAATTCATCGGCAATTACACTTGCATATAAACCTGCGCCAGCAAATGTATAAGTTGCAGAACTATAATTTTGTCCGCAGTTACTAAATTCTAATTTTAAAATTTTATTTTGTGCTTGCCCAGCAAATGCAGAATATACCTGAGCTTGGAAGAATCGATTATTAACAGAAGCCGAAATTGGAACTTCTGTAATATCAAATGTTTCAGCAACTACTCCGTATTTTCCATAAGAACTATTTCCGTTAGTAGCACGAATTTTCCCGCCAAGTTCTGCAAGATAACCTGCATGACAATAGTAAGAGAACACTGATACTAATTCAGTTAATGATCCTGGGCCAGTACACCAACAACCAATACCATCGCTTAATACTTGTGTAAAGTCGTTAGCAACAATAGATTTATTTCCGCCAGCATGTAGCGAACCGTCAATTTTTAATCCAACACATCCAGATCCAAATGTTGTTACATTTTGTATGTAAGGAGATTTTCTAAAAATCCAAGCACTAGTATCATAAGGTCCTTTACCAGGATCTAAACTAACATATGCACCAGCTGTTGGACGTTGTGTTAGATATGTATTAAGCGGGCCGAGCCCACCTGCTAGTCCATACAATGTCATATTTCTAATACCAGATCCATTTCTGCAATAGAACATATTGGCTGTTGTATATCCGCCGACCATAGTACTAGTAGCAACAGTTTGTGAATAACTAACAGTGTATACTCCAAGTCCTCCTGGTGTTCCAGACACTTGTGCAGAAATTTGAGTTGGGTATAACACAGCTGCTGCCGATATCCACATCCCTATAGCAATGCCGCCAGTTGATACACCCAATGTCGAAACAGTATATGTACCTAAAAGTGCAAATGTTAGTTGCGTCTGGGTACATGTTAGTACGGTAAATGTTGCATTAACATTTGCAGATGTACTAGTTACTAATGGTACAAATCCTGATAATGTAATAGAAGACCCGACAACGTAAGGTGCGGACGTTTGACTAGCGTAAGTTGCTGTAGCAATACCATTATTGACAGTAAATCCAGTAATATTAATCGATGATACACCGGATACTGTTAATTGTGATCCTGCAATAGTTCCTGTAAATGAAGTATTAATAGGGGAAGGTTGTACAATAGTATTACGTAATTCATCTCCTACAATGGCTGTATTTTCAGGAACAGTAATTGGTAGTATTTCGTTGTATGTACCATCTTTGATAAAGATAGTGCTAGTAACTCCGGTGTTAGTTGGAGGAATAACAGCAGTACTTTGATTAGTTAATGCTGATGTTATAATTCCAATAAGCGAACTAACAAGTGTATTTGATCCGGATTCGGCGGCAATTTGTCCGCTGTATGTTTGTGTTATGGCTGAACCTGCAATAGTTCCGCCGTTGATATAAGTTGCTGTCGTAGTTGATACATAACTTACACTAGTAGAACTTACCGCTGTTACTATAAATGTTCCATTATATGATACAGGGTTAACATTAGCAACTGTGATTGTTTCTCCAGCAACAAATGGAACTCGAGATTGTTGTGCAAATGTTAATGTTATCAAACTACCAGTCGCACTGCCGCCTGTTATAGATACAACAGCCGATGATGCTCCGGTTAATGCTTGATAATTTTGCGAAGGTGCAGATTGTGCTATTGCATTTTGCATTAAAGATAATAACTGATTTATTGCTGCAATAAAATATGTTATTTCTCCAGCAACATTAGAATTATAAAAATTATTTGTTCCTGGTTGGAAGAATGAATATGCAGACGCAACCGATTGGCTATTGCCTCCCCTAGTCATATCATATATCACACCGTCAATGATATATTCTGCATCACGTTGTGTTTTATTAGGATCATAAACAGCACCTGGACTAAATGGAGAGTTTGAATTTGTCGACTGATAAGTCATCCAATTATACATTTCGGCAATAATCCATTGCTTATTAATTGTTATCAATGTAGCTGCGTTTTGATAATATGCACCAGATTGCACCACTTTACAAGCATAAGCAATGGTTGCAAATGGTGCATTTAATGAAGTACCATAATTAGGTGCGTCAATTCCGTTAGTGTTACTAACATAATAGACATTATTAATATATCCAAAAGTACTCCATTGAATCTGTGTGCCTGTTGATTTTAATACTTGACCTACTGTGCCAATTGGCAGTGCAGTAGGTGCATTTGCTACATAAGTTGTAATGTCACCTTGATTAGTCATAACTTCAAGGTGATCACCTTGAATATAAACAGCCCAATAAGTATTAGATACATCTAACTGTGGATTATTAAAACTATTTGCAGTATGTCCTTGTATACATCTATAAGATGTTGCATAGTATGTTACAGTATCACCGATAACATAGACTGTACCTAATATCCATTTGTTTAACCAATAACTGCCTGATACAATCAATTGCCAATAACTTGCAGATGTATTTGGATCATTTCCAATGTTATCTGCAAGACATACATACACTTGCCCGTCTCTTCTGACTACATTGCCAACATAATATTGTGTCGTTAACGAAAAATCGCCATTAATAGTGTAACCAAACGTAACCAAAGTCCAATCAGTTGCATCGGTACTAGGAACTTGTGCTGTGTTATTTGTATTACTATAATAACTGTATCCGCCGTATTTGACGATATCGCCTGGCGCATATCGTGTATTTACATCCCATGGATTTCTATATTCGAGACCTGGAGCATATATAGACCATTTGCTAGCATCAAACAATATCCCAGATGTGTGATATGTTGTGCAAACATAAGCATTTGCTCCATATTTTACTACATCTTGAATTTTATATCTAAAACTACCACTCCATGATGATTTATAATCAACACCTTGCGCTACAACTTGCCATGAATTAATATCATTTTCTAAACCTAGAGCAATAGTACTTGCACTAAGATGTGCTGCAATACAACGGTATACAATACCACCATATCTTACAATGTCATCTAATTTATAGTGTGTACTAACTGTCCAATCGGTAGTCCATTTATCAGTATAAACAAGTGTAACCCATGAACTTTGATTTGCCTCTAGTGCCAACTGACTTGTGCCTGTAATAGTGCCGCCGTTTGCTGCGCCAGTTGTTGAATTAACATATGTGACACTTGAAGTTGTACATGCTGTAACTACATAAGAACCGTTATATCCGCTCACAGATACACCGGCAACTGTAATTGTACTACCAACTATAAATGGTGCAATAGCTTGAGATTGAAAAGATAACGTAACTGATCCACTAAATGTCGATACCGTTGTTACATTAATATATGCAATAGCCGGAGCACTTACGTGTGCTACAGTGCATCTATACTCAGTACCGCCATATTTTACAATATCGTTTAATCTATAAGTTGTGTTGTTGGTCCAATTGCCGCCAGTCCAATTATCTGTACTAGCATATACAGTCCAATAAGGTTGATTATATTCTAGACCAACTTGGCTTGTACCAGTAATAGTTCCAATAGTCGTTAATGCTGAAACTGAAGAATTGGCAAAAGTTACAGATGATGAACTGCAATTTAAAACAGTATATGTTCCATTATAACTATTAGGAGCCATACCAGCTATAGTAATAGTTGATCCTACAAGATAAGGTTGCAATATTTGATTAGCAAACGTCATAGTTACGTTTGTGCCATTTCCTGATACACCTGTAGGTACAATTGGGTTTGATAAATTAACGCTAGTATGCGGATAATTGCAAATATAAATTAAACTATTATATCTAACAATCATTCCTAAACTATAGGCTGTATTTGGTTGCCAATTTCCTTGCCATGAATAACCGTCAAACCATAATTGCCAATAAGGATTTGGTACGTTAGGTAGTACTTGTGTATTAATAGTATTTAAATCTGCATAGAATCCAGAGTAACTGACTCCGTTCCAAACTGTAGCAACAGCTGGTCCAGTTACTGATCCCGAAGCACCAGTGTATGTTCCTGCTAAATTGTAACTAACTGTGGTTGTACTAACATTATTGATAGTTGTAATTGCACATGTTGTTACTATAAATGTTCCGTTAAATGCTGTTTGCGTAAACCCACTTACTGTAATTGTTTGCCCAACTAAAAATGGTGCTGTTGGAATTGTTTGTGTTGCTGTGAAAGTTAATACCGCAGTACCACCTGATGCAGTCGCACTAGATACTGTAAGAGTTTGTGTAGGACTAGTACTTGTATGTCCCACTAAGCACACATAACTTTTTCCATCGTATCGAACAATATCATCTTTGGTATATGTGGTACTGCCAGCCCAAGTACCTTTCCATGTAAATCTTATTCTGTCTAATCTAAATTGAGCCATTACTATTAACCTTTAATTTTATGGGTTTGTTGAGTATGTATATGTTTGATTTACTCGTGCAACAAATTCTCCGCTAGTAGGATCTAGATAATAGTTAATACTAATGTCGTCCCATCTAAACTGTTCGTAATTTAAATTTGCATTTATCAAATTATGATAAACATCTCTACCTTCAAAAAAATCAACACCTTCATCAAATGATAATAAATTACCGTTTTGATCGCCAGGGTTATTTATAAACACGCTATCTGTTCCAGTTAATTGATCAACTTTTGTCAAATATAAATCACCTTGATCTGTTCTACGAAGGGCGTAAAAAAATCTAGGTCTGCCGCCTAAAATATCAGTTGATGGTGTGTTTGATCCTACATATGACATAATTTTATCCTTAACTAATTTCTACCCAGCTCATTACCAAATCTAATGTATTAGAAATATTAGATGTTACAAATACATTATTGGCATTACCTAATACTAATTTTTCTCCGTTAGATACTACTCTTAAACTTTGATAAGCAGGTACTGGAATATTTCTAATATAATATGCTGTTGTTCCTGCTAGAGTGTCTTGTAGTTGAATAGTTGCTAGCGTTGTCTCTGAACTTGTGTTAGTTAAACTAAGCCCAATAACTGTTGTAGTTGCCGAAGAATTAGAAGTTAATATAGTATTCACAATAGTACCGCCGGTAGCTGCACCAGTAGTTGAATTTGAATAAGTTACACTGCTAGTTGTTGCATCAGTCACAATATAACCACCATTATAATTTAATACACTAATTCCTGAAATATAAATGTAACTACCAATTGGATACGGAATTGTTGCTTGAGTTGAAAATCTCAATGTTACTGATCCAGCAGAAGGGCTACTAGCAGTAATCGATGTTATTGATAAGGTAGTAGTAGTTCCACTTACACTAGTTACTAATCTGTTTTTAAATACTGTTGTCATCGTTTATCCAAGTGTTAATACTATTGCTATACTTATATCAGTAGCTTGTGAACTATTAATACCACCAGCATTACCTACAATACTTCCCCATGCCGCTCCATTATATACTTCAACTGCTTGCTGATCAGTATTAAATCGAACCATACCTGTTTGGCTGTATAGAGTCGGCGGTCTATCTGTGGTGCCGTTACCTACTGGAATAACAACACCATATGTTCCAGCAAATTGATAGTAGCCATTGCCAGTAGATGAAAATTGTGTAACAGCATTAGTTGTTGTGTTTGTGATGCTATTGCTGTTAAATGATATCGGTCCTAACACAACATTACCAGTACCGTTAGGTGTTAAATTTAAATCAGTATTAGTAGTATATGTGCTAATTGTACTTCCGCTAATGTCAATATTTGATGTTTTAAAATCTGTTGAATATAGTTTTGAGCTATCAATATAAGCGGTGTTTACTCCGCCTGCAACAAAACTAATAACATTGTTACCTGCTCCTGGACTACTTTCTGGAGTAATATAAGTATTTCCGTTAACACTTTGTACTCCACCTAAATTAGTCCAATATCCGTTAGCATAACCTTCATAACGATTTGTTGAAGTATTATAACGAACCATACCATTTGAACCAGTTGGACGTTGTATTGTAGTGCCTACTGGAACTATAAAACTTTGAGTACTGTTAATTGTAACACTACCTGTACCTTGAGGAGTTAGTACAATATTTGCGTTGGCACCAACACTACTAATTGTATTGTTGTACACACTTAAATTTTCTATTTGGACGCTACCGGTACCATTTGCTGTAAGATTTAAATTACCATTAGTGTTAGTTGTTGTAACTGTATTTCCACTAATCTGTACATTACCGCCATTTATAGTTGTTGAATTTACAGTTCCAACATACAAATTATTCCATTGTAAACTGTTTGAACCTAAATTATAAGTAATGTTTGCACTAGGAATAATATCACTGTTAACTTCGCCGTCAAATGTAACAGTATCTCCAGCATTTGCTCCAAGTGTGATATTGCCGTCTGCTGTAATATTTCCAGTTGCATGCAGATTACCATTAACTGTTACTTGAACGTTGCCAGCACCATTTCCTAAATTAATCCCGCCAGTGCCGTTGGCTGTAATATTGATTGAACCGTTAGTATTAGTAGCACTAATGGTATTAGTTGTAAGTTGTAAATTTCCAACTGAAACTACACCTGAAAATACTGTAGGATTAGTACCTGTTGGTAAAAAATTAATTGTATTACTAGAACTGCTAACAGTATTACCATTAAAGGTAAATGTAGCTATATTAGCATTAGTAGTTGCTGTTAAATTGGTAGTACGAGTTGTGCCGTTGACATCTAGATCGTATTGAGGTGTTGTTGTATTAATGCCTACGCGGCTGTTAACAACATCTAAGTAAAGAAGGCTCGTCTCGAAGGCTAAATTGACCCCGTTACGAAGCAAATTATCCTTTAAGAGCGGACCTGAAATTCGACCAACAGCCATTTACGCTCCCGTATACCCCGTGTTTCACGGTTAACCACCTTACATTGCGGGTTTACCACAGTTTAACCATACAGAAAATTGGTCTTTTCTGTAATCAAAAGTATTTATCGATTTTTGATTAGTACCCTAGCATAAGGGTATAAATGACTGATAGATCTTGACCATCGGATGCTTGAATTGTACTATTTGTTGCACCTACCCATGGCATCCATCCATAGATATTAGAGTAAACCTCACCAGTAGAATTAGTGGGATTGTATCTAATATCACCTTGAACTGGTGTTGTATTTGCCGAAGCCACAGGCATAACTAATCCGTTAGTTCCAGTAAATGTGTAATGTCCAAAACCAGAAGATATGAATTGAAATGCAGATCCTGTTGTATTGTTAACAACAGCAGAATTACTAAGTGTTAGTGAATTGTCTAAATTAATAAGACCAGTGCCGTTTGCTGTAAATGTTAAGCTACCGTTTGTGTTATTATTTTGTATAGAATTAGTAGTAATAGCAACATTGCCGCCCAGTAGTTTAACTGTGGTCAACGCATTATTTGTAATAGTAGTAGTTACAGTACCTCCTACTCCAAATCTTAGTGTGTTATCTGCAGCGCCAGGTGTTAATTCTCCGGTAATATATGTTAGCTGATTTTGACTATACAAGTTGTAAAAATCAACATAGCCTGTATTGCTATAGCCTTCTATATTATTAGTTAAATCGTTATATCTTATCTCCCCATTTGCAGATAATACTCTTGTTGTATCGTCACCTATGGGCAATATTACACTAGTTGTAGAATTTACTTGTACATTACCAGTGCCATTGGGTGTAAAAATAATACTTTTTTGTGCGTTTGTAGTGGCAGCTGGCCAAATATTAGTAATATTATTATTAGCAAAATTTAAATATTCAACATTAACTGTTCCAATACCGTTAGCTGTATAATTTACAGTCCCATTGGTAACCGTTCCTGCAATTGTATTTCCAGAAATAGTAAAGTCAGGAAGTACAAAATTACTAGTCGCATTCTTAACATAGATATTTTTCCAATTTAATAATGCACTACCTAAATTATCTGTCAATGTAGCACTGGGCAAAATGTCACTATTGACTTCAGCATCGAATGTAATAGTATCTGTGGGAGCATTACCTAATGTTATATTCCCATCCCATGTGATGTTTCCAGTAGCATGTAAATTGCCAGATATAGTAGTATTATTGTTTAAATTAATAGCACCAGTGCCATTGGCTGTGATATAAATGCTATCGTTAGTAACTGTATCGCTAATAGTGTTTGTGTACAGATATAAATTTGCTGTACTTAAACCTGGAGTTATTATTGTAGGATTGTTACTTTGATTAGGTTGTATTGTAATACTGCTAATCGGATTTTGTATCTGATTAGTTGACACTGATATATTCGAGCCAAGATTAGCCAGTGTGGTTACATTTAAATTAATAGTATTTGTTGTACTATTAACAAACAAATCATTATTTGGACTACTAGAGTTAATACCAATTCGGTTATTAACTACATCAAAATACAATAATTGAGTTTCAAAGGCAAGATTATTACCGTTACGTAGGAGATTATCTGACAGTAACGGGCCACTTATTCTACCAAGTTCTCGCCCCATATGTGTCTCCTAATAATTACTGATCAAAACCAATTAGTGCTACTACAACTTTTCCGTAAGGTACTGGAGTACTAAATTTCAAATAATAACCAGATCCTGATTGAGAACCTTCAGCGATAGTGATAGCTGTATTCACAGGTATAGAACCAGTAGGAGCATGATTCTGAGAAATACTAACCAATGCTCCAGTATTGGGATCAGTTATTGCAACACCAGTAAGAAGTGCTCCACTATAGATATTAGATCCGCTAACAGTTGCGCCAGTAAGAGGTACAGCTGGAAATACAGCCGGAGTGCTACCGCTTGCAGTAACTGATCCTCCGTTTTGATAAGTTCCTGGATTAGTTGTTAATGCGTAAGTAACTGTAGTTGCTGTTGATCCAGTAACTGTAAATACTCCGTTAAACGCACTAGGAGTTTGTCCAGACGAAGCAATACCTGCAACTGTTATTGTTGCGCCAATTGCAAATCCAGGTTGTGTAGAAACAGTATTTGATACTGTAACCGTAGCAACATTACTAGTCCAACTTGCTGAGGTCACATTTAAACTTGTATTAAAATACAATATTGATGATCCTGTGCCAGCAGCTACACTAAGAGATCCAATATATGTTTCGCCGGCAATACTAGGATTTTGAACAACTGTGTAGTTGATATTGTTTAATTGTAAAACATTTTCAACTACTACTAAAATATTCTGGCCGCCCCAAGCTGCATTGGTACTGTATTGTCCGACTGAACTTCCTGTACCTGTTTGTACAACGCTAGGAGGTCCTGGATTCAACGGCCCAAAGTATAAATTTAATCCGTCACCTGCTCCTAAATTTTGTTGTGTAATACCTGTAGACTCTTTATAGCGCAATGCTCTCCACGTTGGACTTGCACCTTGATATACTTCTACTTCGTTGTTTGAAGTATTATAACGCATCATTCCAACAACTGGACTACTTGGAACAGTTCCAGTTGTTCCGTTTGGTAAAATAACACTACCAGTGTTAACTGGGGCTAATACTACATTCGTGTCTGTATAATCCACATACACACTTGTGTGATTAGCTGTTCTACGATTAATAGTTTGACGTTTTAAATATCTCATTATACTGCCAATGTGCTAATAACAATCGATACTGTTGACCCAGTACTAGCTACTGCTACCAATGTATCGTTATTACTCAATACTAATTTTTCTTGATCTAAACTTACAGTTTCGCCAGGTGGAATACTAAGTGCATTAACAATCATATTAGTTGCACTAGCAGATCCAACTGATCCTGCACTATTAGGAACAGCATACAATGTAACTGTTACTGTTGTGCTACCACTAGTATTACAAAGAATTATGCTGGTAATAGCATTACCTAATACAGGACTAGATGCTGTGCTTGTATAAACTGTATTATTTGATATTGGACTTTGAAGTGTTTGTATTAGTGCCGCGGTTAATGCCATGATCTTTCCTTATAATAAAATACTTAGCGCAACTGCTCGACTTCTACTGACTAATTCGTCCGGTATTTGTGCGGCGCCAGCATTTGTAAAATACAATCCTGTTTTTCCTGGACCAATTGTAGATTTGCTATACAATGCGGTTGCAGAACTTGGGTAACTAGGATTGCTTGTTTGATTGTCTAAATTTAAAACAGCATTAACTTCTACATTATTATTACTTGCTGTTAAAATTAAATTATTTGCACTTACATTAGAAATTGTGTCTTGATATAAATTTATATCATTTACAGTGACTCCTGCGGCACTGATAACAGCTTTAGTAACTTGACTAATTTGAAATACAATACTGCTGGCAAACGCTTCAATACTGCTAGTTGATGTAGAAATTGTACCAGTTGTTGGAAAATAAATTCTATCTACCGTTGCAACTCCACCTGTCGCTGCAACATATTTTGTTACAAATCGTCTGTTAGGAATATAATTATTGTGGGTCGTTATAGTTTGGCCAGCCAATGGATCCATAGAATCTGCATAAGCTTCGCCTAATTGGCCACCAGTGGTGCCCGAATCGTTTCCAGTATTTACTAATGACAATGCATATCCTGTGTTTTGTAAATCAAACACAAAGTTAGTCGTACCTGAATTTGCTAAAGACGCTAGTTGTAATCCGCTTAACGTACCATCTGCTGTACGCATTACAAAAGTTCCAGCTACTGTACTAGAAGTTACTGGATTATAGTGATTAACTGTTTCATTAAATAATAATTGAGCAGCACTATAATTTCCACGTTCAATTTCTATTCCCGAAACATAATTATTGGTACTACTGATACCATTACCAGTTTGTCCGTAATTAAGTTGAAGTATATTATCTTTGATTTCTGTATTAGTACTTTCTACATATGTAGTTGTACCCTTTACATCAAGATTACCGTATATAGTTACATTACCAATAGGTCCGACACCAGCATTACTAGAATCTAGTATGATGTTTCCACCTGCGGTTACTTGTATTCTGTAGTCCCCGTTGACTTGAGTAATTCTTGACATTTAAAATCCTATAAGGTTAATGGAGCCCCGAAGGGCTCCTACTTAACTATTAGATGTTATCTAACTGTACTTGTGTTGCTACACCACCTGTGAAGTTCCAAACAACTTGAGTTTGTGTTGGGAATGTCCAAGGACCTGCACCAGAACGGATCAATGTTGCTTTACGATTAGTAAGTTTTTGAACCCAATATGTTCCTCCGCTAGTATCTGTAGCATTAATAGCCATTTGTCCAGCAGATGCAGGAGTTGTTGTTACTAATTTGCAGAATGTGCCAGGGTGTACATTAGAGTCTTGATTGATAACTCTAAAACTACGTGAACCTTCTTGTTTAGCAATATCACTATATTGTCGAACTGTTGAACCAGTTGTAATAGCATAACATACAATACTTGGATAATCTGCATTTGTACTGTAACCACTTGTTACTTCAGCATCTAATGTAATTGTAGCTGCAGCAGTACCGCTTGATACTGTAATTGTTAATGGACTTTGAGCTGGAGCATAACCAGCGCCTGAATCAGTAAGTGTAACACCCAACATACCATATGTAACTGTTAATAATACTCCAGCACCTGTTGATCCTTGAGTTGTAGTTAATGTAGTAGCTTGTCCGCCAGTTGACCCGCCTGTAAATGATCCAGCACTTGCGCCTGTGCCTGTAAAATTAACTGTAGCAACATTGTTACCAGATAATGTAGCAACATAAGCTGTAGCTGTACCATAAGCAGTTGTAAATGTTAACAAGTCTCCTACGTGGTAAGTGCCAGTTTGAGTTCCGCTAACTGTAGCGGAAATTGCTTTACCTACAAATGTACCAGTTGCAGTTGCAGCTGTAATACCTTCACTACCTGTCGGTGTTGGAAATGTTAAACCTGGAAATGCTGTTGTGTATGATCCAACATTACTAACTGTTACACCCAATTGATTAACACCTGTACCAGCTAGTTTAGCTGTTGGATCTACTGATCGACGAAATGAGCCAGTAACTCCGGCATTTCTGCCACCAAAATATTTCTTATTTAAAGGACGTCCCATTTTATTTTCTCCTTATGAAAACACGGCGTTCTAGGCCGTACGCGGTTGGATTTCCGCATAAAATCCACCCCATGTGGATCGTACTATGTATTTATGCGTAGGTAATTCTTAAGCTGGCTTGGTCAAGATAACAAATATCTCTATGCGGATATATTGGATTACTACTAAAACTTACTGCAACACCAAATGTAGGATTTGCTATATCAGCACTAGTAAGTCCTGTTGTTCCCCATAGGTCTGTAGAACTACCGTACACATTAAGATCCCCTACAGGGTGCAATGGTATAGTGAAATCTCCAGTATACATATCACTTTGTACTACGTTAACTCCGCTTGCATAATTATCGCCAATAAGTTGACCATTAAGTGTTAATTGTATTAATAAATCTTGTATTCTAGCTGAACGTTGTATATTGAGTTGAAGTTCTATGCCTGTTACAGGTTTACCTGTATTAGGAAATTTATATCCTGTACACCACAATTGGCTTGTATTACTTAAAAACTTTTCCATCCATATTCCGCTGATTGTGTAAAGAGGTTTACTGCTAGTAGCGTACGATCCTGGAGCAATTGCTGTAGGATCAAATATCCAATCGATACTAGAATTTTGTGGAACTATAGTGTTAGGAACTGATACATTAGCAATAGTAGTTGGAAATAAAAATTGTGTAGTAGTCATATTATATTTACCCAAACAAAAAGGACTCCGAAGAGTCCTTTTGTTTTACTAATATTTCTATTAGGTTATCAAATTAACTAAACTTAACGTTAGCTGAAGTGATTCCAACTAGACCTAAGTAGTCAGCTGCATTACCTAAAGAACTTGCTGTGTTTGACAACTCAACATAACCATAACGTGTCATGAATGAAACGACTGGTTCGAATGTTGATGGATCAAGAACAACACCACTGCTCATCAATGGAATGTATGGGCAATAGAAAGCAGGAGCATCAGATTCTGAAGCACCTTTGTATCCAATTAGGATACTTGCTGTATCTTGAGCGTAGCTGTTAACATAAATCTTCATAGCACCGTTCAATGTACCAACAAATTTAGTATTTGTTGGGGCTTCGAATGTACCTTCTGTTGTACGAGCAAATGCGCTAGTAGTAGCAGATTGTAGAATTGTTAAAGCAAATGGTGATACAACAGCGTAGTTACCAGCACCACGACGTGTACGTTGAGCGATCAAGTTGCTTACGCGATTGATCTGAACTGCAAGAGCAGCATGCTCGTCACCGACGAATGTAGCTGTACCAGAAACTTGTGATTGATCATAAGTTTGTGTAGCTGTACCAGCTAATGTTGTTAGAGATGCAATGATCTCTTGGTCAATTTCAGCTGTGATTTCTTGAGCCAATGCAGCCATAACTTCAGCTTCAACGTCAATACCTTGTTGGGCTTGTGCGTCTTGTGCTGACTCAAATGTCCAGCGAGCAGACAATTTACGAGTTTTAGCTTCAACTGTTTGTTTCAAAATTTGGATACTCATTCTGTTACCAGCTTGGCCTTCTAAAGTAGCTGTTGAAGCTGCTTTAGCTGCTGCATCACTAGTGTTACCAGAATAAGAAGCCGCAATCTTGAATGGGCTTAATGCCTCTTCACCGGCTAGCACGTTAGCACCAGCAGATGTATCAGCATAACGCACACGCAAAGTGTGAATTTGACCGACTGGACCAGTCATAGGTTGTACACCAACTAGTTCATTAGCAATGACTGTAGGCATAACGCGGCGGATTACTGGAAGAATCACGCGATTTAATGTTGCAACGTTACCAGCAGAAGTAGCACCAGCAGTTGGACTTTCCATCAAATACTTGCGAGTATTCTCAAGGGTTACACCCATTACTGATTTTTTAGTGCCTTGTAAGCCTTCTAATAGGGCTTCCTTAGTTTCTGCCCAACGTCCGTTTAATAGTTCTGACATTTAAATTCTCCTTAAATTTTTAGTCCAGCAAGTTTACGGATATCATAGATATCAGCTGACCCGCTGCTATTTGTGGTGTTGGAAATCTTATTTCCGGTTATTTCTTTAGCCTCTACTAGTGCCTGTTTCTTCTGCGGAGCCTTACCATTAATTACTGATGGCAAGTACTTTTCAAAACTTTCGTTTAGACGTTCTGTTTTCACAGTCTCCATTAACTCTTTCATGATTTCACGTTGCTCACTGTTAAGTGGAGCAAGTAACTCACTCATGATTTCTTTTCTTGTTTGACTCTCTTTAAGAGTACGGATTTGAGCTTCTTTACTTTCTAAAATTTGTTCTGCTTTGATAACAGCCTGAGCTGCTTCTTGCATTGCTTGATCTTTCAAGTCTATGACTTTGAGTAATTTTGCTGTTTCCGATTTTTCATTTAGGTAAGACGCTTGGTATTCTGTAGCAAAAGCTTCGAATAATTTGCGACCAAAATCTGCACGGCGAGCTGCTTCGATATCTTCTTTCAATGCGTGAATTTCAGAATTTAAATTCTGAGTCACTACTGATTCGACCATCTGAGCTGCACGTTGTACAAACTGTTGTTTTACCTTCTTGATTTCTTCACGACCTTCGCGAACTAAGCGTACCTTAGTTTCAGCTAGATCCTTTTTATCTTGTGTAAATTCTGTGATTTCTTGAGCTAGAGCCTCAACTACAAATTGTTCTAATTTGCCAAATTTACTTGCCATTGCTACTTGATCTTCGTGTAATTCACGAACTTCTGAAGCTAGTTGACGAGTAACAAATTCCTTCATTACTCCAGCCATCTTCTTACGTTCTTGTACTAGCTTAACTTTCATTTCAGCTAATTGTTTACGATCATCTGCAAATTCGACAATCTCAGCAGCTAGTTGTTCTGAGATCATGCGATCTACAGCTTCAACCATTGTGTTCTTATCGTGTTCGTATTTTTGTGCGAATTCTTCGCGTAGTTGTTGAGCAGCAACTTCTTTAGCTTCGTTAATCTTAGCTGCAAATGCTGACTCAATTGACTCTTTGATCTCTTCAGAAATCACATTATTTTCAAATAAACTTTTTAGTGCATCCAACATGTGATTCTCCTTATTATTGGAGTTTGTTTATTATTGCTAATAAACTCTCTTTGAGATATTTCTGTGCTTTAGGATCGCCTTTCACCTCTTGCGCTATACGTAAGGCATTTAATCCGCCCTTATTATTCATAAGATGTTCATAAATTGGTGTAGGATATGCTCCAGGAGCACTAGGTTGAGCTACCATATCTACTGTGATAATCTCAAAATCTGATACTTCACCGGATCCGTCATCTCTGACGTTTCCGGATCCGCGACTTGAAACACCTAACTTTACTCCGCTTTCTAGCATTGTACGAATTAGTTGTCCCATTGGTGTTGGAAGTATTTTCAACTTCCCGTAACCGTTTGGACCGTCCATCCACATATTAACTATCATATGGCTGACACGGTCCAGGTTAATTTTTAGATCATCTGGATGATCCACTTCTCCGAGAACTGAATAACCGTTTTGAATCTGATCGTTAAGGGTCTTAACAGCCTTGCCAATTTCATTAACAGGATAAACACGCTGGTTAGCGTTACGTATACCGCCTTGGATACAAATCCCAGACATGTATAAGTTTTTTCCTTCTTTGTCATCAGATTCAACGATCATTTTTGCTTCGTTGAAACTGAGATTCTCTCGGAGGTATAACATATTTTTCAATTAGTTATTAACGAACTTTGGTACTAATCAAAGATTTAGCGCTAACTGATTTCTCACCAGCACCTTTCTTTTCTGGACCATGTCCAGGTTCTTTCTTAGTAAAACCTTTTTTGCCAGCATTGCCACCTGGAACATTTAAGTTACCAGCAGCATCTGGATTTGGTGTTACTTTAGGACTAGCTAACCCGCCTTGTGTACCACCGCTTGTTGTACTAAAACTTTGTGCAATGTTCTTTGCAGAACCGCCCATATCATTTTTCATATTGTCAATAGTTGACTTTGTATTAACGCCGTTATCACCGTGTTTTGGTAGTGGTACTTTGTTAACATACTCGTTCATGTGGTGGTGAACATGGTGCATTACACCTTCTTCTTCCTCTTCCTCATGCTCGCCAGCACCCATTAAATCAGCTTCTATGTCAGCTGCATGCACGTCACCGTGATGTCCTGGGTCCATTTCTTCTTCGTGTTCTTCGCCTTGTAGCAATTGTTCAAATTCTGCTTTTAGGTCTTCTAATGCGTCTTCTAGGTCCATAACGCGATCTTCAATATCGCCTTCACCCTCGCCGTCTTCTTCGCCTTCTTCGTCACCGAATGCTGGCTCTTCACCATCTTCTTCACCGTCGTCTTCTGCATCAT